TTTTAATCTGTTTATCACTGTATCCGGCATCTTGTAAATCATATACAAAATCAGAGTCTTTTTCAACTTTGTCGTAATCTACACCTGGATCACGAATTGCGTCTTTGCTGGCTCCCCATAGTGTATCCATGATGCCTTCATCTTGCTTACTAGAAAGTTTCTGGATCAATCCGTTGGCTACTTGTGCCGCACGGTCACCAAACTTTTTCTCAACCATTGTTAATACGCCTGTTTCGCCTTTTGGAAACTTGCCTGTTTCTCTATCGTAAAACGAAAACACAAATTCAGCAAGTTTTTTGGTATCCCATTCTTCCGAAACGTTATCTTCATTCTGGTCACTTTCAACTTCGTCGGTCATATCCCCAAAGTCTAACTTAGACATGATTTCTGGAGCATTCATTTCGACCCATTGCTTAATAAGAGGACGAATACATTCGTCTGAATCTTCTGAAGCAGTATTCTTAATACGAGATAATAACTTAGGATCGTCAATAATGCCTTCTAAACTTTGAATAGCATTAGTACCATCTACGCCTGCTGGAAAATGTTTTCCGATTAATTTATTTAGATCTGTAACTGCCTGACTTTGTTCTTCAGTATCTGAACTTTGAATAGCACTCGCCTCTCCAAGTTCATTAACCCAGTTTTCAAATTTATTAAATACGTCTGCTAGTTTTTCCTCTTTATGGTCGACTACGTCGGATTGCTCTGTCACTTCATCCTCTTTCATCAATCGATGAATGATAGGAAATACATCTTTCATTTCTTCGTTAAACTTTTTAACTGTAAATTTTGCTGTTAGGTCGTCGATAACTTCATCTGGTATTTCAGCAGTGTCTTGTGGCTGAAACTGTTCTTTAAACTGTCCGTAGTATGATCTTCCGCTTAGTTTATGAACTTCTCTTTTTAAAGTTTCTAATGCTTGCTTACTACGTTCAACAATAGAATTAGTGTCGCTGTTCATTAGGTCATTTTTAACAACATAGTTACCGAATGATTTAAGTTGAGCAATTTGTTCGCTCAAACTTACAATATATTTTCCAATTTCATCATAAGGAAGGCCGCCTTCTTGTACATGTCTTTGCATTGCCCTTGCGCCTGATAAATGGATGAATGGATATTTAAATCTTTCGCCATCTGCGTTTTCAATAAACAAGCCTGAAATATTTCTTGCTCTTGAGCCTGGACTTGTTTCGTCTACTTGCTTACTGTGCTTTACAATAAGTCTTGTGTTTTCTAATTTTTGATAGCTGGTTTTGCTTGTACCAAACATGCCTTCATTCATTACTGATTCTCCGACTTGTGTATTTTGCGAATATTGGCTTAGGAAAGCATAATCTCTCTTATCTAAATGATCTTTAGAAATATCTCTGGTATCAAAGTTCATTAGTCTGCGTTTAGCAAATGCTCTCATACTTTTTAAAAACTTATACCAGCCGTCCTTTTGTACAGAATCCATATCTTCTGTAATACCTGTACTATAGTATACTTTCATCGAGGAAGGTTCAGCAAGACTAACACTTACATGTCCAATCGGGTTTTCACCTTCCATGTAGTCAAAATCAAAAAATACCGCTTCTTCAGGGTTAATAGTGACTTCGCCTGTTTCTTTGCCTAATTTAAGGCCAGAGAACCGACTTCTTACTTTGTAAAATAGGTCTGTGCTTATGCTTCTTAGATTGTCTTCCATGTTTATATTTATCAAAATATGCCGCCGCTGANGAATATCGGCATGGGCATTTGTTCCTCTGTTAGTTTTTCAGTCATTTTTTCGTAGATTTTAGGATCCCAATCTGCTAATACATCGGCCATTCTAATCACGACTAGCATAGCAGATACTAGGTCATCGTGTTCGCCATTCTTAGCATTAAACCCTGTGCCACTAGCAACAAAAGTTTTGAGTTCTGAAATCAACGGTTTTGAATTGACTTTCATATTATTGCGTTCTAGCATGTTCTTTAGTTTAGAACACGCAGTAATTTTAGTACGATGAGTAGTGTTAAATCCTTTGCGGAATCGTCGAATATGTCCTTTTCTAATCGGTTCACTTAAGAACAATCCTGGGAAGTTTTCTTCACCAAGGTCGCTGATAACAACTAGTGCAGCTTCACCTAGAGAGTTATTTTCAACACTATAATAAATTGTAGGCGGAGTATTTCCTTTTATCGATCCTTGATCTGAAATATATTTTAATATCTCTCTCATTACACGAACTTGTTGTTGTACAGGTGTAGTATTGTGTCTCCACTCTCCTACTTGTTCCATACTCGGCATTTCAAATACTTGTATGGCGCCATAGTCTCCACCTGTTCCTAAACTTGGATCAAGAGCAACTAGGTATGTACATCTTGGATCAATTTCTTTGTACCAGCGTGTTTGACCCATTGTAAGTATAGGATTCTTACCTTCTAATTCAGCAAGTTTAACTGGATTAATCAAAGTTTCATCAAAGATCAAGAATTCACATTCGAACTCACGTCGGAATCTTTGCTCTCCAATTTTTGCTTGTTCTAGTCTTGCCCATTCTTCGTCTCGATCTGGATGTTCACTCCAGTGAGCAAAGTATGAGTGAAAGCCATTTATACCAACGCCACCGGGATTTTCATTTCCGTGCTCGTCAAACTTTTTCTGTGCTTCAGTCCAAATCATAGCAAACTGATCTTCGTCCGAGTTTGGTGTTGACGTAATCATACACTTACCACCTGTTGCTAGTGTGGGTGATAGTGCTGTCCAGAATTCTTTGGCTTTTTCAGGTGGTTGTACAAACGCAAACTCATCACAATAAATTAATGATAATGATTTACCACGTCCAGTATTTTCTGTTGTGGTTGTTGCTTGTATCCTAGCACCGTTATCATATTCAATAGTATTACGGTTATAACTGTATACACCTGCTCTAACAAAGTCAGGTAAGTTTTCATAACCAAATCGATAACGATCCATAATATCTTTGGCACCTTCATATTTGTGTGCCGCAATCAATACTTGACAATCAGGAACAAATTGTGTAAACCATAACAAGTATGCTACCGCACAGGTTGTTTTACCCATCTGTCTAGGTAACATAGCAATTGATTGTTTGTTATTATGATACGAGTCAATTAATCGTTCTTGATATTCGTACATGTCAAAAGGAATAGAACCTTTTGTTGGATGTTGAATTTGTACAAAATTCCTAGCGAAATATATGGGCCCGGTAACAGGATCCATACACTTTTCTAAGTGTTCAACTTGTTCTAATGTGTACTTTTGTTTGGCATGCGCCTTCTTAATAAGGTTGCCATCTAAACTCTTTGCCATAACAATATTTAACCAATAATCTCATCGTAATAACCTGTATTGAATCTAGCATCAAACAGTTTTCGTCGATCTTGCTGTATTAAGATAGGAACAGGCGAAGCAAACGGACCGTTAGTAGGTTCGCTCCACAGCCATTCGTATTCTAAACTGGTGTCTAATTGTTTACAGAGCTTTTTTAAGCGTCTGCGATTTGTATTTTTGAATGTATAGACGATTGCTTGGTTGTTACCTAAGTGTTCCCACTCGCCATCCCAAGATCTAATTTTGATTTCACCCTTTTGATAGGCTGTGTAACTCCAAGGGCAAACTTTTTTAATCTTACTAAAGTATTCTAACCAATCAACCTTTTCCGCGACCACGGCCTTTTCCTCTACCGCGCCCCTCAGTTGTTGTTTGATCTTCCATCTTCTTCTTGCCACGTCCGCGGCCACGTCCTTCAGTAGTTTGAACGTCTTCTTTCTTTGCTTCGCTTAGTGCTTTCCAAAGTGCTTCTTTAATTTGTCCACGTAAATCTTTTGATTCCATAGCACGTGGATTATCGCCGCCATTTACTGCTGGATAACCTTTTTTCTTCTTGTGTAGATCGTCTCCAGCTGGAATACTTGCTGACATATCGTCATATTCTTCATCTGGCTCGTTATCCCATGCTTCTTCTTTTTCTTTATCCATTTCCTTTTCGTCACTGCTAGGACCAAAAGTTTTATGAACCATTTTATCTAAGCCTGTATGAAACTCATCTTCTTGATCTTTACTTGCGCCTTGATCATCTTGACCGTCAACATCAACTGGAGGTTTAATCATCGGTGATGTCATCGATGGCATTTTCATATCTGTTTGAGGCATCATGTCTGGATTTACTTTTTGGAATAATTTCATCATACTTTCGATGTTATCAATTCCTTGAGCATTCATGTTAACTGACATGCTTGGCGGTGGAGTATCATCTTTACCAACAGGTGGTGCCAATACTGGCATTTCTGTAGTTGGTTCTGTAGTTGGCTCAATTGATTCTGCTGTATCTAGACTGCGAATCTTGTTATATAATTCTCTAAAATCCATAATTAACTCCCTAAAGCACTTTTAGTGCCCGCTTTATCCTCTTTTGTTTTTACTGGTTTAACTTCAGCGTCTTTTACTCTTTCCTTAGATGCTTTTTGTAGATCTTTTAAAAATCCTTTGTTAAAATCATCTCCGAAATAATCTTTTGATTTAATTTTTTCAGCATTTTTATATGAAGGATCATTTAAAAGTGCTTCGCCTGATTTTTCATCAGTTGCTAAATTCATTTCCATTTCACCAGGATCGTTTACATTTCTAATATTGTAATGTGTCTCTGAAATACCAGTTACATTATTAATAACTTGTTGTATCTCTTGTGGTGTTACTGGATACTCGCATGTATTTTCAAAAACAGTAACTTCAACGTTTTCAAGTTGTGGAAAATCTTTAGCATGTTTTTGAATTGGTGATGTAGCAACTTTTTTAACACCAGAACAACCATAGCGAGCTAATCCTGCGTGAAGTTTTTCTTCAAAACCCTCAGGTACTTCTCCCGCAACTCTAATGCGGAAGTTATAAGTTTTAGCACTTTCAGTTAGATATTCTTTTAACGATTTCATACTCATATTTATCCTTCTCCACGCAATTTCTTCAATAGCTCATTGCGATCTGTTACTACAAAACCCTGACCGTTCATGATATCTTCAGCGTCTGGGTTTCTATCTTGATCCATTTTTAACTTCTTGAGCTTAAGATCTACTGCTTTTAGTTTTTTATCAATTTTTGCTGTTTTAGCATCGATAGCATTCTTTAACATACTACCAGCGACTTCGAAAATACGCCCACTGTAACGAACTTCTACATTCATACCCAAATCCATTAATTCGTCATAAGCATTTTCTGCTTTTTGAGCAAGACTATCAAGTTCGCTATCTTTTAAACTATCTAATTCAGCAATTTGAGGAAGTGTACCGGCAATAGCGTCAACTTCACTGTAACTTCTTTCTAAAGATCTAACTTCATCTTTAGTAATAGATTCCTCTTCAACTACAGAAGTTTTTTCCTCTGGAGTTTCATTATCGTCTAAATTAAATAGTTGTTCCAATTTCTTTGTCATACTATTACTTATCTTCGTTTGTTGCCTTGGTGAAAAATATCGTCTTCATTTACAATCCTAAATTTGATACCTTTTTGTTTACACCATGAATTGGCCGCTTCCCATTTAGCCATATTTTTAATATACTGTTCTTGATTATATCTACTCTTACCAACCTTTTCTCTTATTTGCTGATTACTTGGTTTTACTTCAACTAGTTCAGCATGTTGCTTACTATTCTTATCTCTGTAAACAATAAAAAAGTCAGGTACATAAATTGTCATTTTTCCAGTCAAAGGATCTTGATAAGGAATCTTGACGCTTTCACTTGCCCAATTCTCAACACCAGGATGTTCATCCAGCATTTTCATAAAAACAAACTCCCAACTACTTCTCGCCAATGGGGTTGTTTTTCCAATATACTTTCCGGGATTCTTCATACTGAATCGTCCCTGAGCAAATTTAGGCAATGATAATTCTCTCTTGTATTTCAGACTTAGTTTTAGTAACTCTAAAACCTAAAGCAGATGTAGGATATCTGTTTTCATTTAGAACATTACTTACTAAGGTTGATAGTTGTAATGATTCTAGTCCTTCGAGACTGTCTAACAATGTATAAACAGGAACATTATCTTTCTTTGCTTGTTTTAGAAGAATAATACCTGTAACAATAGACGCCTGTTCTCCAAAACCTTTATTCTTTAAAAATCCAATAGTAGCATCAACATCTTCAGCTCTGAATTCTAAATTTTCTTCACCATACTCGTTGAAATATAATAATGTTCTAGTAGCACTATCTTGTTTGTTAGATTGAGGTAAGTTACTGTATGTTGTTTGTGCCATTATTAATTTCCTTGTTTACCTATTTGTACACCAGACAAGCCACTAACGGTATTTACTGCTCTGTTAGGTGTAAGAGAAAGATTTAACACTTCTTGTGCTATAGTACCACTATTGATATTTTGGAAACTTTGATATAAGTTAATAGCACCGACTGCCGCTTGTAAAGCATTAACTTCAGTTGTGCCTCTTTGATAGTTTGTGCCATAAATTGTTTCAGCACCAGCCAAATATTGACCATCTGATAAGAAACCGCCTGGACCAAATAAACTTGATGTCTGTCCGCCAAGAATACTTAATGGACTTGGTACTTGATCGTAATGTAATTCGCCAAATGCCTTAGGATGAGCTTGATCGCTTCTGCTAATTGCTCCAGATCCATAGATTACTGTTTCGTAGCCTATGTCCATTGTTGCTTCAACTGTGCCTGAGCTTTCAGCATAACTTACATCACCGTGATCCCAGTTTCTAATGTAAGGATTAATAAGTTTATAACTGTTAAATCTTCGTTTAGCAAGTGTGTAAATTGTTATACTTTTAAAGAATTCGTCAGTAGTCTTACCTTCTCTATCAAGACCGTATCGATAGTTAAGTTCGCCTTTATTATAAGGTCCTGATGTAGCATTAGTATTTTCATAAGCAGGAATTGTGCCGCCTTCTCCGGCAGCTCTTAACGGTTCTGGTGAATAATAACTAAAATATAACTGCCATAATGAATTAATAATACTTAGATTGTCATCATGAAATTTAATCTGTATTGGATCAAAGTTTAAATTTTTATAAACTATTTTTTTACGATTATATTGATTTTTAACATCAGTCTCAAACCCGATTCTTGGTAACGTAGTACCTTTAACTAATAAACCAATTTCTTTATTGTGATTTGTTTTAAACTGAGTAGATCTTACAGCGTTTGGATTTAATTCAAAGAACACATGGAATAGAAACTTTGTTCTTGGTGCTCTTGCCATCGCGCCATCAGTAAAAACTCGTGAGGCGTGACGAGCATCACCTAAATTACCTTTAGGATTAGTAATACCCTGTCCGATACCTGATAAAAATCTTGTAAATTTGTCTGCCATACTATTATTTAGTCGCAAAAAAAGCCCAGGGTTTAAGCCCTGAGCTTCTTCTGTTTCAACAAACTATCTTTTAACTAATTGGTTATACTGTACCACCACCAGTTGTTAGGCTACCGATTGTTCTAGCACCGATATTTCTACCAATACCGTCAACACCGCCGCCTCTATACTGAATAGCGTTATCGTATCTTAGTGACATTGAAATCATTGCTGGCTCATTTGATGTATAGTTCAAATCACCGTAATCGATGTTTTGTACAAATGTACCATATAGTTCAAATGTTTCTAGTACGTTTGGAGTTTGTGTTCCGTTACCACCGTCTAAGATTTCAATTAGTGTAGTAAACTTNTAGTCTTGCCCTGAAGCTGCACTTGCTTGTTCAAAGAAGTCAAACTGCTTCTGGATTTGCTCACCGCACAATCTTTGAATNGATCCACTTGCGTCATCACGAACGTTAAGTGTAACTGATTCCCAGTTGTGTCTACCTGCTAGATAGATACGTGAGTTATATACAGGAATTTCCATTTCTTCGAAGTTAATCTTCGGACGTGTAATATCCTGTACTTGTTTTGTTAATTCTGTTGGTACTGTACCGTTAGCACCAAAACCTTGTAGTACCACACGGAAGCGATACTTTAGTTTTGGCATCAACAAGCCTTGGTTGCTTGACGATGTATCAGTGGCTAAGGGCACTGTTAATTTTGATAGTGTTGAAATTGCCATATTTTAATGCTCCAATTATATATGTTATTTAGCATAAGAATGGGGGAGGTTAATCCCCCATCTCATTTATGCTGATGCTTGTCCCTGGATTTCTCCAGTGTTCTTAAGTCTTAGTGGAATGTAAATGAACTCAATCGATTTAACTGGTTCAATAGCAATGTCCACATAAAGCTCATTACGATCAATACGTGCTGGTGTGTTGTTTGATTCGTCACACACAACAGCAAAGTCATAAAGTGCTCTTAGACCTGTTAATTCAAGCAATAAACTTTCCACTGCCTGCTTGATTTCATCTCTTGTAATCTTATCATTTGGTTCAAAAACAAACGGCTTAGCAAGTTTGTTAAGCTGTGTTCTCAAGTAAATTACCAAACGTGCTACGTTGATTCTATCAAGTGCTGAATCGCCTGAAGCTCTAGTTCTTTGTCCGTAGTTTACAAGACCAACACCGTTAAAGAATGTTAATGGGTTAACCTTGATATCGTACAAAGTATCTCTTTGGTTATCAGTTAGAGAAACTTGCTGGAAATCTCCAGTAGCTCTATCAACATAACCAACTGATGTAGCATTTGTAATACCGCCACGTCTTACTCCTGCTGGAGCAAACCATGGATAACTTACCTGATCACTTAAAGCAATAGTCTTAAGCATCATGTGACTTGATGGAACTACAATAGTATTTCCGGTGTTGTCACTTGTAAGTCCGCTTGGATAAAACACACCTGTGTATTCATCAAATGTTACAAGTCCGTCGTCGCCGTTGTCTGTAGCACCATTTTGGTTCTGACCCCATTCTACCAAGCTCTGTGTATCTGCTGGTAGTCTGAACGGTGAGTCAGCAACAACAAATGCTGTTGTTCCTCTATCAGTGTTTAGATCAACTAGATTTTGTGTAACTTCAGGATAACCTGGGCAAGCAATCAAGTTAAATTGACGTACTTCGTCTTCTCTAATTTGTTGGTTGGTTGCGATAGTTGCTTTTAGTTTTTCAATAACACTTTGTCTTTGTGCTTTTCTACCAAATGCTTCGCCTGAGTCAGTTACCCACTTGTTAGTAGCATAGTTTGCCATTGATTCGTCATTGAATCTAGCATTATCTGCCGCTGTATCAACATAGTTTTCTCTGTAGACTTTGATATTAAATCCTGATCTACGTGTATTGAATAACAAAATACCTCTTGGATACAATGCTGGATCAGGAGCATCTGGATCAATGTAGTTCTTGGTTAACAAGTCTGCGATTGTTCCAGCGTCTTCTTGTGTTCCATCTGTACCCCAACGAGCGTCAGCAAATACTACACCGTCTTCGCTAGAATCATCAGTCTTATCAACTAAGATCCATCTGTTAGCAATTGGTGTGTTTGATAAGTCGTTGTTGTATTTGTAAATTACAGGATAGTTTTCAAGATCGCTTGTATCAATCCAAAGGTCTCCTGTTTTCAACGGTGATCCATCACTTTGTGTAATTGGACGACTTGGTGAAACCATAGGACCTGCTGGATCAGTTTGATCTGCTAGGTTAGCACTGTAGTATGGTGATGTGCTATCTAAGTAACCTACCCAAGTAGTACCGTTATGTACCATAATATCTACTTCGTCAGTTAAACTTGAGTACCAACGCTGTCCGTCTAATGGATCATTTTGTGGAGCATCTGCTGATGCTACATATCCATAAGTTGTACCTGCTAATGGTAACCAGTTACTAGCAATAAAATCATATGTATCACCTTGTGGTGCCGCATACAAATCTGTTGTGCCTGTACCTGTAGAATAATCATAAGCACTGAATCCAATTAATGCCATAGCACTATCTGTATCTTCAAAGCGGATATCACCGCCGGCTGTATGACTAATAACAATTCTGCCATTTACAACTTCTGCTTCAACATGATTAAATTGAGCATTGTTAATAGCTGTAGCAAGTGTGTTAGCATCACTTGCCGCACCAGCCGCAGTAAATGTAACTGCTACTGCTGTATCAAGTGCAGCTTGACCTACTACTGATTCTCTAATGTTAATAGTGTAGCTACCAGCACTTAGTGAAGAAGCATCAATAATGCCACTTGTTACTGAAGTTGCGCCTGTTGTTTTTCTTGTAAAGATTTTAAAACTAGAAGTTTGTGGTGTACTATCGTAGCCACTGTCTTCTGTATAGTTGTATTGTACAAATAACGAATCTTTAGCAATGTTCTTTCCGCCGCCTGTTCTATCTAAGTTATAGATAGCAGTTTGTGGATTAATGTAAAGAGGTGCTAGTGATTCAACCCAAGATGAACTTGCTGAATCCCATGCTTTAACTCTCCAACGAGCACCTTGATTTGGCTCAGTAGTCTTAACCCATACACTTCCTGTTGGGCGTGGTAATTGTGATGTAGCCTTCCACTGTGGCACCGCAGTGTGTGGACCCATAAACAATTCTGGACCGTAGTAGTTTCCTGCTGAAACTCCGCCAGCTGTACCAAACAATGTGTTAATTGAAGCAGAACCATCAACCATTTCAATTACGTTTGAATCAGTACTATCGCCTAGTGCGTCATCTACTGTATCTGTAATATACAGTGTAAATTTGTTGTTAACTTTAGCGGCTTTAACACCTTGGATACTAAGGTTGTTTACAATAGTTACTACATCGTCAACTGTTGATCCAGCTGGCAATGTAACAGTTGTTCCATTAATAACAAAATCTGTAGTTCCGGTTTGTGCTGAGTGGCCGTCTCTGTCAGCAGTAAATACTGGCCAAAACTTACGCCATTCCTTTGTACCTACTTCTGCCCAACTAACTGGATTGCCAGCAGTTGTATAATCAACACCTTTATAGTAAGCTCTTACCACATCAGAAACTGTAACAATAGCATATGATCCTACGGAACCTACACCAGTTGCTGGTGCGCTACCACTTAGTTTGTCAGTGTCTGTTGAGTTGATTACTAGAGGAACTTTATTACCAAACTTTTGACCGTCTAATGTTGCTAAGTTACCATCCCATTCAAAAATGCCCCATGCTGTGCTTTGTGTGTCTAGCCAATACTGTCCGTCATCTGGATCAGCGCCTGGAACATCTGCTTGAGCAGTTAATTCATCTAGATCAATGTCTGCTCTTACAATGTATGCTGAATTAGCAACACCTAAGAATGAATATGCCGCTTGTAAGCCGTATTCGTTTTGTTCGTCTGCGTGTCTTGGGCTACCTGAAATTGTTTGTTTGAAAACTGGTGTACCAAAAAAGTCAACTAGTTCTCGCTGACTTGAAACTCTGTATACTTTACCGACATTGGATGCTAGCGTACCTGCCGCGATCCCTGTGCCAGAAGCATTTGATTTGTCTTGCGCTGTCGCAACTACGATTAGCGGAGTAGTTCCTCCGTCTGCGGGAGTGTAAAAACTCTCGTCGCTTACCGTAATTTGAACGCCTGGTGATTGTAGTGCCATTCTGTTCTCTCCTGATGGTTATATTCTTTGTATAGATATTTATCGGTATCTCCTAAAAAAGCGGTGTAATAAGCGCAGAAAAAGGGATAAAAAAGGGTAAGTAATAGTATGAGACCATTATGTAAGTGCGGATTTAGACCTGCGGCCGTTAACTATAAGAAGAACGGCCGTACATACTATCGTAAAAAATGTGATAAATGTCTAACCAACGGAGAGAACTTTGGTATACCTAAATGGTATTTGTTTGGATACCGTATGAAAGATAAGTGTGATAAGTGCGGATTTAAATCAAACCATCAAGAAGTGTTTAACGTATATCACATAGACGGCGATCTAAACAACTGCCGTCCTAGCAATCTTAAAACCATTTGTGCTAACTGTCAACGCACACTTCAGAAAGAAGGTATGAAGTGGAAGCAGGGAGACTTAACCCCCGACTTTTAAAAATAGTACGCATCAAAATATCAACATTCTTTTTAAGACGATCAATATCACCGTTGTTATCAATAGTGTAGTCACACATCCATTGTTCAATGGTCATACTAGTAGCAGGTTCTAAGTGACAGTGATCTGAACGATCAACCCAAATAGCATAGTCAAAAATTTCTTCGTTCTTCATAGCAAAGAACTCACGCTTGTTACGCAATCCGCAATAGATATCATGTTTAGCAAACAAGTTGCGTCCTAGTCGTGCTAGATCATCTTTACAATAATCGTGAATCATATTGTACCATAGTGTGCGATGATTGTGACGATCGTTATAACACTCTTCCTCGTCAGCATAACCGTACTTGCCTTTTAGCTCATTAAAAATAAACAACTCACTACAAAACTTGGAACTTGATTCAAATGTATATCCGTATGCTTCTAATAATTCGCATACTGTATCTTTGCCGTGACGGCCATGACCTACAACTAATAGTTTAGGTAACATATTATATTTTCCTCTAAAAACTGTGCTTTGATTGCCCATGTCCTACTGTTCCTTTGCTGAATAAATTAAAAGCAACACTATAACGATCAATGTTTGTCATATTAGGCGGAACTTCATGTTCTAAATGACTCGGAAACATTAATAAGTCTCCGTTTTTTGGTTGTATAGTATAACTTTCCATATTAAATTGATTGTGTTTATTAAGATCAACCATAGGTTTTACAGTATTATGGAATAGGTTAGTATAAGAATAAGATTTATTAAAAATAATAGGAGGAGCACTAGGATCAATCTCTGGGTAATAAACTCCGCTAATCATAGCACACTCGTGACCATGATTGGCTACCCAATCACCGGGTGATGTTTTATTCACCCAACTTGTTGTTATTTCTAGATCCGTGTTTACGGCTAACTCACTAACAAATTGTTGTACAGCCTTTTCAATAGCATTACGCAAATTCTTCATTTGTGGCTTGTGTAACAAATACATTCCTTGTGAGTCTGCTGGTAGATCGTTATCTTTGTTATCTCGACCTACTTCTCCTACAGGAAAATCTAAATTTTTAAGCCATGCTAATGAAATAGGATCCATAGGACCTATATTGGTAACTGCGAGGGGTACTGAAAATAATGGAACTACTGTAAACATATTCTTATTATATGTTCAACAGCACATAATGTCAACCACTATCTCCAAGGTTTTGGACGATATACTTTTCCAGGATTATTCATTTTACGAGCAAGTGTGCTTGCTGTATTGATTGACTTTGTTCTCGATTGACGTCTTGCTTGTGTTGGGCCTGTTCTAGCACGAGTTGTTTTCATTTTTTGTGCTTTAGCAACGTCATATTGTTGAGCACATTTTGAAGGATGACTTACTTGCCTGCCTGCTCTCGGGCCGCTTGAGCATCTGAATTTAAGTTTGGTTTTTCCGCCTCTAGCGTCGTGCTTGCCAACACCCCAAACCATCTTGGCAGTTTCTGTATAGAACTGCTCATATTCTTCTGAAATAAATTCCGATGCTTTCATTAGTCTGCTAGTTCCGTATGTTTGCCTTTAAGACTCTTTTTAAAAAGTTTACGTCTTAATTCTCTTGCTTGTTTTATATTATGTTGTAAATTTGCTAGAAATAGTTCTTTAATTAATTTTTTAGTTTTCATTTTTTATCCTATTACAAGACTGTAACCGGTATTATTGCTTCCTGCTACTGATGTTGTTAACTCAATAGTTAACCTGTCAATGTCTGCTTGTGCTTCTGCTTTTAATGAAGCTCCGTTAAGAGCAGTACCGCCTTGTGGACCAGCAATACTGGCATACTTTTCACGGGCTTGTGCTAACATCATTTTACAATTAGCAAGTGTATAATCTTTAATCCATTGACCCGCATAAACATCTTTAATAATGCTTACATCAGGTCGTCTATTGTAAACATGTAATGCTACTTCTTCATTAGATCTAGGTCTTTGATGAATATATAATTTTTTAGTTTCAGGATGCCAACTGAATTGAATAAAACTACCAAACGTTTTACCAACTCGTTCTTGGTATCCAGCAAATAATTCATATGTTGCCAAGCCGCCCATATTAGTTGAGCTCAAAAGGTATGTATTTGTATATGCTAAATTGAATGGTTCAAACACTGTGCCGCCTGCGCCGCCGCCGGATCGTGATCCAATGCTCCTGCGCATTACTTCTCTCACCATTTGAATTTCATCTGGTAAAATATATTCGTTTTGATCTAGCTCTAACTTTAAAAAAGCAAAACTTTCTTCAACAGAGTTATCTGAACGTTGTCTAAATACACCCAACGCTCTTTCAAGAGCAGTTTCATAATGCTCTGGATCTAATTCAACATCAATCATTCCGTCACCTAGCATAGTGCGGCAATAATTGAATACTTTCTGTTTTTCTTGGTCTAATTGGCTCATGTAAGTATTTATCTGTAGCGATAAATATGTTTATGCCAAGATTAAGTTTATATCGCCCAGAAAAGGGCAACGACTACAAATATATAGATCGAACAGCATGGGAAATGTTTCAAGTGGGCGGTACAGATGTACTAATTCACAAATACATAGGCCCAGGCGACCAAGCCAGTGGCGAATATAGTCCAACTGTTCCGAACTATGAAAGTAGCACATCGAGACCCGAAACACGTATTCAAGATATGCTGTTTTTAGAAAACAGAGATCGCAAATACGAACAAGATGTATATGTGTTAAGAGGCGTGTATAACATAAGCGACATTGATTTTAATTTAAGTCAGTTTGGTTTGTTCTTACAAAACGATACGCTGTTTATTACATTTCATATCAACGACACAGTAGAAAAACTTGGCAGAAAGATTATGGCAGGTGATGTAATTGAATTACCTCACTTGAAAGATGACTGGGCATTAAACGATTTAAGTTTTGCTTTAAAAAGATTCTATGTTATTGAAGAAGTAAATCGTGCCGCTGAAGGTTTTAGTGTCACTTGGTATCCTCATCTGTATAGAGCGAAGTGTACTCCGTTGGTAGATAGTCAAGAATTTAAACAAATTTTAGATAAAGTTGCTGACGATGAAAACTTTAGAGGCAATTGGAATGCTGAAGTAGAATATGCTATAGGTGATGTAGTTGAATTTGAAGGAGAAAAGTATACAGTACTTGCTCCAGTTCAAGGAATTGCTCCTCCTAACGCAACATATTACAAGTTTGCTGATAAGTTGCGTGATATTATGAGCACATTTGAAACAGAAATGCAGATTACAGAAGCAGTACAGGATCAAGCTGAAGCAGATGCTCCGAGAAGTGGATATGACACAACAGGGTATTACACCGTACCGATTGATCCGGAAACAGGCCATGTTAAATTAGTAACAGCAAGTAGCACAAGTCTCGGCGCAGGCCAAACTGGAAACACTGTAAGTGCTAGTACAGTAGAAGCAACGCCAGTTAAAGATGGGTATCAAAACTATCATGAAGATGCCATTCCACCAAACGGTGCTCCATTTACTAGTGGTATTACATTCCCTGTAACGCCAGTAGAAGGACAGTTTTGTCTACGCACAGATTATCATCCTAAGAGACTGTTTAGATATGATGGGAAGCGTTGGGTGAAATACGAAGATAATGTAAGAATGACTATGAGTCAAAATGGTACTGATACGCCTGATCCAAGATTAAATCAGAAGGGATCGTTTATCAACAACACAACAGTAAGTACAATTAATGGAAAACAAGTTGAAGAGAAAACGAGTTTGTCAAAGGCGCTAAAACCAAAGGCGGATAACTAATGAGAATTGCTGAAATACTAGGTGGATCATTTGCTACTAAGAGTCAAAATACAACAACGATTAAAAAGAAGCGTCCGCCAGAGGAACTTAGTGTAAAAGACAAGTTAAAAGCCAGAAGAGCGTTAGCAACAAAGATTGGAGTCGACAAAGCATTTAGACACGACTCATTAAAAGGTATAAAATAGATTATGGATTTTTTCTACGACGGACAGGTAAGACGCTATGTAACTCAATTTATGAGAATGTTTATTGGGTTTAGTTTCAAGGACGGCGATGGCGACCTTAGACAAATACCTGTGTCTTATGGCGACTTAACAAAACAAGTAGCTCAAATTATCAAAGAAAATTCAGAGAATAAACTTCCTAGTGTTCCTAAGTTTGCTTGTTATATTACAGGCTTAGAACTTGATCGTGGTAGATTAGCTGATCCAACTTTTATTAGTAAAGTTAATATTAGAGAAAGAGATTACGAAAGTTTTGATAGCAACGGCGATCCTATTTACGAAAATCAACAAGGAGCAGGGTATACTGTAGAACGCTTAATGCCTACTCCTTTTAGATTAACAATGCAAGCTGATTTATGGACCAGTAATACTGATCAAAAGCTACAAATACTTGAGCAAATATTAGTATTGTTCAATCCTAGTTTAGAAGTACAAACAACAGACAACTATATTGACTGGACAAGTTTAAGTGTTGTCGAACTTACTGGCGTTACATTTACAGGTCGTTCGATTCCACAAGGAACTGAAGTTGATATTGATGTATGTTCGTTAACTTTTGAAATGCCAATTTGGATTTCGCCTCCAGTTAAGGTTAAGAAACTTGGTGTTGTACAAAATATTATTATGAACATGTTTAAAGAAGATGGTTCTATGAGAACTGTAGAAGAACTTGCGTTTAATACTGAAGGAATAAACGGAAGAAGCGTGTTTGCTACTCCTGGAGATTTTGGTGTACTATTGTTAAGTTCTAAAACTGTTACTGGTGTCGACGGTAATTATTATGTCAGTGTACTGGATAGCAATGAAGCAGTTAAAGAACTAGGTTTAGATATTCCAGTAAAACAAGGTGAAAGAATTGACTGGAACGCTGTATTACCAATGTATGGAAATTACAAAGCAGGCATTAGTCAAATTAGATTTACTAAACCTAACGGAACAGAAATTGTTGGTACGTTTACTGTTAATCCAGTAGATACAACATACTTAGATGTTACGTTTGATCAGGATACATTGCCAGATAATAGTACAGATATATCATATGTTACAAGTATTATTGATCCAACAACATTTAATCCTAAAAGCCATTTTAACGGCACAGTTCCTACATCTACACGTTATCTAATATTAGAAAATATCGGCGATAGCAGTAACCAAGACGGCCCTGATGCTTGGAAGAATAGCGACAATTCAGACTTTATGGCTAATGCTAACGACATAGTCGAATGGGACGGCACTAAATGGAATATTATATTTGATAGCACAAATAATACCGATGTCAGATATCTACAGAATAGCACAACGATGATCCAATATAAATGGGACGGAGAACAATGGCTCAAATCCTTTGAAGGCGAATACACAGCCGGATATTGGAGTTTTGATTTAATGCCCTGATACATAATAGTATGCAAAAACGAACAGGTATACTATTCATTTCAAAATCTAGTGGTAGAATTTTTCTAACTTGGGACGGTAAGTGGACTGTTCCAACTTTCTTTAGACAATCTTCAGTAATCGAAGACTCTAAAGATTTAATAGAAAAATACAAAATCGAAAATGCTAAATTTGTCCCAATTGAATTATATACCAGCAAAGATAACGGATTTGAGTACGGAACTTACATTGTATTAACAGACAATGACTTTTCATCAGACGACGGAACCTATTGTTGGGCTTCTTTAACCAACCTTCCTAAAAATGTACACATAGGTTTAAAGAATACGTTGTCAAATAAAATTACTCAAGTTAAAATTGATACAGTACTAGCAACAGGAAAGAGTTATGATATCTATTAGAAATAGCGCATCTTATAGAAGAGATTGTCAGATCTATGAAAAATATGCCAACTTTGCTGTTGGTGAAGATAGAGAAAAGTTTATCAGACTATATGAACAATTCAAGTCTATGGTTGAACAATTTGATAAACAGTCATTAGAGCTAGGTAGTACACGCATGGCGTACGATTATCATAAAGATCTAAAGGATCGATTAATTTCACACAAAGCAAAAATGGACGAAATGGTTAAGACTGCACGACATATTGTTCAACAGATAAAAAAGAAGAAAATGTAGTAACACTTTCAAGTTTTCTCATGTCTGCTTTTGTAAAAATTTGATATTGCCCTTCTAGTTTTTTAGGAAACGCAATTTCTTCTATTTCAGCATTATATTTAAACGCAATAATTTCAGCAACTTCTTTAAAACTAATAGCAGTACCAGTACCTAAGTTGTAAATTCCATTAAACTTTTCTTTACTACTTTCTACAACAGTTCTAACTACATCACCTACCCATACAAAATCTCTTTTGTAATTTTCACTACCTTCGAATATATAAATTTTTCTCTTGTCAATAGCTTGTCGAGTAAATTTGTGTATAGGGCTTGCTTGATCGCCTTTAAATTGTTCGCCATCGCCGTATACATTAAAGTATCTCCAACCTTGTATCTTAGCATCGGGCTTGACTTTTAAAATTTCTTCTACTTTTTTATCTATAATAGATTTGCTTTCAGCATACAACGACTTAGGATTAAGTTCAGCATCCTCAGCAAAATATAAATCAGTACCGTACACGCCTGCTGAACTAGCATAGCTAAACATGATATCATGTTCTAAGCAATCGTGTAGTAATTTAATAGAAGGTTTGATATTATAACTGTCAATTCTTCCTTTATTAGTTTCGGTTGTACTACTAATAGCACCTTGATGAAATACACATTTTACTTTTTTCCAGTCTTTGAAATTACTGTAAAAGTCTCTCATCTCCATTAACACTTTATATTCACAACCGATAATGTTGTGAGCAGGCTTCATTTCATCAACTAAAATGATATCTTTAATACCCTGCTTATTCAGTTCTTTTACAATGTTAGAACCGATAAATCCTAGTGCCCCTGTTACTATAATCATTTAAAAAAAACTTCCGAATTAATTGCTTTGTCATCGATCCAAAAATCGTAGTGTGGCTTCCCTGCTTTACACGATGTGTATTTAACACCAATCTCTTCTAAAAACTTCTGAGTATATTCTTCCCAATTTATACCAGAAACAGCACCTCTAGCAGTGTAGTAGTGTATTTCGTGTCCTTGATCATACAAGGCATTCATCTTATCTATTCTTGTCTGAATAGGTTTACTATTTTCGTAGTCGCTATTTTTAGTATCTAGGATCGTTCCATCAATGTCAACTATATAGATCATTTGTTTACTTGCTCTTGGCTATCACCAGGCATAATTCTATAATTGTCCTCTACACTATCAGCAGTGCTTACTTCAGTGATTGAACTCATTGGAGCAAGAGCAACTAATTGATGAGGTTGTAAAGGAGGGTTATGCCATGTGTCGCCTTCATTTAATTCTTTTTCGTATAATGTCGCAGTTTTAGTATCTAACCAACGTACATTAAATTTGCCTGAATTTACAAACCAGGTTTCTTCTTTTTCTTTATGGAAGTGCATACTAAATTTAGCACCTTGTTTTTCAAATACCATAATTTTACCACAGTACTTATCATTGGTGGCCCAAATTAATTCGTATCCCCAACCTTTATCTACTTTGCCTTCTAGTCTCATAGTGTTCCTTCCAGTATTTTAGTAGTACTGTAATCTTTCACTCTTGGAAATATTACTACTTTTGCTAAATCGTGTCCTACAGTTGTCTCTACTGTGTAATCACCGCCTTTTACTATTATATCTGGTTTTACAGATTTAATCAAGTCGTAAGGCGTATCTTCGGAAAAAATAATTACTTCGTCTACAATAGCAAGACTTTCAAGCATTGTTTTTCTATCTTCTTGATTAAATTTTGGACGATTCTCACCCTTTAATCTTTTGACACTTTCGTCACTGTTGATAGCAACAATTAGTTTATCGCCTTGTTGTTTCGCAAATTTCAATAGTTTCAAATGTCCTAAATGTAATACATCAAAACACCCATTTGTAAAAACAATTTTTTCTTTAATATCAGATTCTTTTACATTGTAAGTACCCGGGCGACTAACTGCTACTCCTGCTACTTTGGAAGCAATTTCTAATGATTCATCTAAGGTGTTTCCATTAGTAAGTCCATATACCAAACCTGCTAGTGTACTATCTCCGGCACCGGTAATATCAAATACTTCTGTTTCAAAACTAGATTGACGCTTGATGTGTCCATTTTTACCTACTAATATCATTCCGTCTGGACCTAGTGTTACTAACATATATTCAAAATCATATTTTTTACATGCTAGTATTGCTTTGCGAATTAAATCATCGTAGTCGTCAAAGTCATTTACTAATTCTTTAAATTCTTTTTTGTTTGGTTTAACTAACCAGGCATGTTTATAATTATAAAGATCCTGTTTAGGATCGACAATAACCTTAATGTTTTTATCTCTTAGAATTTTAAATTGGTCGGAACAATTACCAATAGTTCCTTTGTTGTAATCACTTACAACTAGATACTCTGTTCCTTCTGCGCAGTAATTGTTAATATTGATAGGATTACTAAATCTTTTTTCATTATCAATTCTTGCGATTTGTTGATTGTTACAAATTATTCTTTTCTTTGTAATAGTACACGATTCTATGTCTTTTAAGTAACTAACATAAAGTTCGCTAAGGTATTCTGACAATGTAAAAGATTCACTGTCATTTCCTACAATGCCAACAGCATTAACTGAACATCCTAATGAATGTAAATTTAACGCAACGTTACACGCACCTCCCGGAGCGTATTCTGTTTTGATTGGTTTAATAACTGGAACTGGTGCTTCTGGAGAAATTCTATCCGAAACACCGTATTCAAAAATATCTAAAATAAAGTCGCCGATAACTGTAATCATACAAATAGTTATCTGCGTACTTTATTCTTAGAAGTAAATTAGGCTTGCGCTTCACCCCATTTGAGGATGATATTTGCTGTAGTGTTTGTACCTGATGTCTTATACACATTGATAGCTAATACATCAGGACCGTTCGGGAATGTACCCCTACCACCTAATGTAGTATTTGTAAGTTCTTTCAACTGTGCTAGATCTAGTTCTGATCGTTCGCCTGGTGTCGCAATGAATGAGAATACTGTTTCTCCTGGTTGAGCAAACGCAGGTTGGAAGAACGATGCTGAAACTGTGCCAGTTCCGGCTACCATTGTTCCTGAATATGAGTTGTTAAACGTTACACGATAATATTCAGTAGTTCCGAATGATTCTACATCAATAGTGTTAATGGTAGTGTTAGCAGGGAACGTTCCAGCTGATGTTGCTGTAATAGGAGTACCTAGTGTTGCTCCAGAAGCTTCTAAACTTGCTTTGTTTGCTAAGAAGAAACTTCGTCCTGTTAAATCTTCACCTCTTCTAAATGTCACTGCGGTATTGATATCAACTGTATTACCGGTTACTCTATCACTTAAATCAACACGAGTAAGTGTTTGTCCGTTATAAGAATACCTGCCTGAAATTTGTGTTACTCGAGTATTTGATGCGACTGTACCAGTTCCTGCGCTAATCAAAATATCTCCTACCGCTAGGCCAATGCCTTCAACTCCGCCACCGGTGCCGTTATTAACTCTTAAGTATAATCTATCGCTGTTTCTAATTGGAAAGCCGTTTTGAACTGTAGCATTAATAGGACCTTGAGCTGTAATATTAACATTTGTTGATGCGGTCGAAGTTGTCCATGTAATACCACCACCTGGAGCAATCTGCGCAAAACTAGGTTGTCCTCCTTGTGCTAGTGAACTTAGTCCAGTCCAGCCAACACTACCAGGGTTAAGTGGATAGTTTTGAGGATTTAGAATTCCTTCAACAATAATACCACCTGTAATTTGATTTTGTGTACCGTCAACTCCGTCCGATGTTACCTCAATACCTTGTAGTAATAATTGCGCACGGTTTAGTAGTTCACGCTCTCCTAAATCTCCAGGTACAGCGTTTGAAACACTAGGTGCTAGTCTAATCAAGAAAGCAGTTTGTTTTGAAGTACTAACTTCTAGACCAACTTCTGAGTATGAGAAAATATAACCACGATCTTCATCAAATCCGCCGTCTGTTAGGAACGCACTACCCCAGTGACTAATAAGTGGTGTTGTTGTATTTGTTAATAGAATAACACCAGTTCGTTCTTGGTGTATTGCCGCTGATCCTGCTGTATACACTCTATCGGCTCCTTGAGCAAACAAGTTATAAGTTGAGCCACGTGTAAGTCCTGTTAATCTATTTAAGGATGTATCTATACCAGTGTATTTCATAATTTCATTATCAATATAAATTGTACCCGATGTTGGATAACCTTCAACTGAATCAAGTTCTACAAAAGTTTGTGATACATCTACATCTGCGGTTAATCTAGATACTGGTCCTTCATTAGTAACTTCATAACGCACAGGCAAGTTACCTGAACGCATAAACGCTTCTGTATTAATGTTTGAGTTACGCATTCTGTGAGCAAATACAAAATTACCATCTGCTCCACGTACCATATAATCAATAAAACCAGCACCGTACCATGAATATTGAATACCAATCATCTGCATCTTAGTATGATCAATATTATATCCGCTTGGGCCATGCCCGTCCATTCTATCTATATTAAAGTTTTCTTGTCTAACTCTTTTATCTTGTACTAAACTTGCTTTTGCTCCAGCAATACTTACAACTCCTCTAAAGTCAGGAGCAACATATAGTGTTGTTTGATTAGGAATACCTGTAACAACATGGGTCATTCCTTTAATAACAATTCTATCGCCTGCTTTTAGCTGATCTCTAAATCTAGTACTTGTGCCTACTAAAATATTGCTGTCTGGATCAATTGCTATAGTTCCAGCAATTTGCTTTGTAGCTGTTCTTTGTACAACAGATAATTCTTTTCCATCATACTCCCAAAAAATACCGTTTTGATCATCAAAGATACCTGAACGAACGTATGCTCCATCCCATTCAAGAGTTGAAACTTGGCAAGTTGGTGACAGTACTCCTCGTTTCGAACCTAATCTACTAGTAGCAATTACTGTAAAAATTCTTTCGCTTAACACATCGTCGACATCGTAGTCGCCATTATAACCACCAGTTTCACAACCGATAATTCTAACTTTTGCTCCTGGTTGTAGACCGTGATCATTATCGCCGAGCTCAACAGTAATAGTTGCGCCTACTTCGATGTGATCAGCATTGATATCTAAAATATCATAACTTGGGGCAAATAGCGCACCAGTTGTGTACATAATACCTTTACCTGACTGGTAACGAATATATTTCTTACTTTGACGAATTGCTTGCGCACCGTATTGAGGGCCACCTGTGCCTAGCTGTACACCACCGTCAAATGGTCTGTGTACAAAGAAGCTGTCCGGTCTTGTGTATACATTGCCATCAATATTATCGTTTGATGTAGTAATCGATCCTGGTGCTCTAGCATTAAATCTTAATGTATTTGCTGAAGGAATTTGTGTTGCGCTAAAACTACCAGCAACAAGATTGTGATTGTTTGTTCCGTCATCTGATACCACAGAAATAATAAAGTTGCCTCCTGGCATAATACCATGGGGAATAGTAAAGTCTGCTTCAATTGTTGCTAGTGCTTCATACCTTAATAATGTTCCTTCTGGAACAGTATCTGCTGTGTTTTCACTGATCAATACTGTACTGTAAAGATCGAACGGTGTTCCTGCTACTGCTTGGCTAAAGGAATCAGTAATTACACTGAAAATTCCTCCAGAAGGTCCATCAGTTGTGTTAACATTAATAATCAAATCGTTGGCTGGTGTAGTACCACCTAAAATATCACCCGTAACAAGTATTTTGTTTCCTGGTTGATATAATGAACCAGCAGTTGTAGGTGTTACATTATAAAGTCCTTGATTTCTCTGAACTTCAAATACTGCTCCTGAACCTTGTGATGGTGCCATTTGTCCTAAGATGTTAACATAGGTTTGTGATCCGTTTGCTAAGCCACTTGTTTGGAATGTATCAATTTCACCAGTTCCGCCTGCTGTACCTGTAAAATCATAACCGCTAATAAATCCAGTACCACCTGCTGTACCAGCTAGATCAACTACAGTTACTATTCCGCCAGTACCACCGGCAACACCTGTTGCGTTTACTGATTGAATAACACCTGCTCCATCAACACTAGTTACTTCCATAACTAGATCGTTAGCAGGACTAGTGCCATCTAAACTTGTACCTAGAATACGTACTTCGTCGCCGCCGTTATATCCGCCGCCGCCATTTGTAACATTAACAAAATATTGTCCTGATGCTTGGTCAACGTTTTTAGTTACTTCAAATACAGCACTTGTTCCTGTGCCTGTTGTAGAATCTTGTGATAACCCTGTATAGGTCTTTGAAATTTGATCAACAGTAAATGTAGCATCGTTAGCAGGTGATGCTGCATCTAAATTTGTACCAGCAACAGTTAGTGTTTCGCCAGGAGCATATCCGTCTCCTGCGTCAACAACTAACAATGATTGGTAAGTATCGGCTAATTTAATTAATCCAAATGTTGCTAAAGTTCCACTTGCTGATCCACTCGATGGTAAATCGCTATAAACTTTTGCTACTTCAGTGACTGTAATAGTCAAATCTTCCGAAGGAGATGTTCCACCTAAATCAGTGCCTGAAATAGTAATAGTATCATTCAACGCATATCCGTCACCAATTGTACTATCTGCTAGTGTTGCTTGTGTAACTGAAGTATAAGTTTCTCCAACTTTATCAATGTCCCACAACGCACCGGAACCTGTTCCTGATGTAGAAGTTTGTGCTACATCTTGGTAACTATCTCTTACGCCTTCAACTGTGATAGTAACATCGTTGGCTGGAGTTGCTCCGTTATTAAAAATGTTACCAGGAATAACAATAGTATCTAAAGCCGCAAATCCTGTACCTGGATTGTTTAGAGTGACAGAATATGATGTACTACCCCTTTGGACGTCAAATGTTGCAGCTGAACCTGTTCCTGTTGTTGTATAAATCGTGTCGTTAACACCAACAATAGTTTGTGAAATGATTGGATTAGCCTCGCCTCGCCATATTACGCTGTCGATGTTATCAGAACTGTCACTACCAACAGATACTACAGTGATGTATAGATCATTAACTGGTGTAGTTCCTCCAATATCACTTCCTAAAATCTTAATAGTATCACCAGGTTCGAAACCAGCACCAGCTGTGTTAACACTAACAGTTACATAGGTAGTTTCAGCACCTCTAGTAACATTAAACGTTGCGTCATCGGTTGGTGTTCCAACAACGTTAGTACCTGTAATTCCTGTATAAGTTTGAACATCACCAGTTAGGTCGCCTGTTAAAGGATCACTAAGTGTAATATCATTACCTACAATATTTTCTACTAGAATAAGATTTCCTGATCCGTCATCTAAACCTAAGTTAGGAACAATACCTGTTGGATTAGAAACCGTTAACACTGTTGTACCAGCAGTATAAGATCCTACCAGACCCGGTGAAGTAACAATTCCACCTGAGCCGACTACACCAGTTACCTGTGCGCCATCTGGAATAGAATTTCCAGAAATAGGTGCGCCAACTTCTGGAGCAATACCTGTAAATGCTAATCTACTTGTACCTGCCGCAGTTTCAAATACTGTAGTCAAATCGCCTGCTGTACCATTCGAAACAACAGTAAACGATGGGTTTCCTATTGATGCTCCTGTATAAAATCCGCCTTGACGTATTTGAGTGAATCCAGTTTCAATTCTATCTCCACTAAAAGTACCAACTTTACCTTTGGCAAAATATGTAAATGTGTTATTAGTAGGTATTGTAATAATAATAAACGAGCCTTCGCCTCTGGCAGCGCCGGCAACTGATTGCTCTAGTCCAAGTACAGTAATAGGCTGTCCTTCACTTAGACCATGTGCTCCAACTGTAGTTACTGTTATAATACTTGAACCAATGTTATCTGTTGTAACAGATGCGTCAGATGTAACCGTTGAAATGTTTAATTCTGTTCCAGGAATTTCATAGATGCTTGGATAACCTCTTTGCGTAGCAATAGCACTCCACTTAGTAGGCTGTAAGCCGTACTCAAAGTCAGCATCGAGCATTGACATTGGCGGCGCAATACGCATACGTTCAATCGCATCAGTACCAAAGTCAAAAGGTCTAGTTCTAATTTCTGGTTCTTCAACAAATATCTGAATAGAGTCAGTTACGTCTTGATCAGATGTATCGGCATACAGATGAATAACTGTAACAGCATCACTTCTTTGCTTAAAAGCAGGATAGTCTGGATCATTACCTGTAAATGAATCTTCATACATTTCACGTGTAACAACACCACCTAATGTATTAGTTGAGAAGTTGTATATTACTGCGTTCTTTGATGTATTTGTAATTAATAAAAGATCTTTACTATAATAGTGTCCGATTAATTTAATTTTTGTATATCCAGCTTCAACAACACTAGGTAAAGATGATAATCCGTTTCTGATAACACTTATTAAAACTTGTGTATCTGCTTCAACAATTTCTGCTGTACCGCTAACATACGTTAACGCTTCGTCGATAACTTGATCCTGCGTAGTATTAAGTTTTGATTCGTATTCAACGTTTGTCAAAATGTAATCTTGAATTACATTACTAATATATCTATGAGTTTCTGTTTCTGGTTGTCGATCGCCATCTACTTGGGCTGTTTCTTTATCCCAGTAATGTCTAGCAACATAAACAATTTTTTCGTTGCCGCCGTATCTCAAATCATATAGATAGGCATCTAATACATAACCTAAATCTCTTTCACATTTAGGTTGATTATAGGTATAATTAGCAAATGGATATGTCGATAAAACCGGTGTTGGTAAGTTATCTAAGCCGTTTTCGATGACATCATAAATGATACCAAATAGTTCTGATACTCTAGTCGATACACCTGCTTCAGCATACGGTCCAGTTATTTCTTGAGGAGTGTATGTTGAATCACCAGGCGATTGAAGACTAGAATAAGCATTACCAGTTATGATATTTGAATTTACAATGCCTTCAAGCCACTGATATGTATAAATTTCTGCTAATCTATCTCCGTCAATTTGAGGAGTATCATCAATCCAATAAAAACTTGCGATGTAACTAGTATTCCAGTTACCTCCCCATCGTAAGTCTTTGTAAATTGCTTCTAAAACGTATCCTAAATCTCTTTCACATTTGTCTTGATTATATGAATAGTTGTTAAAACCAGGAGCACCAGCAACAACCCTGTCTTCAATGTATAACAGAGTTTCTAATTTTAAAAATTCAATGTTTTCATTAAAAAGTCTTGCTCCATTAGGAAACAAACTTGCTTGTGTGTCAGTGGTGACTCTTGAATTGATATAAGCAATAGCTTCTGCTTTTAAAAAATCAACATTATTTTCTAAAGATGTATATGCGGCCGGGTATTTGTTACCGTTGTAACTTATTCCTGGTCTCCAAATATAATCTTTAACTTGCCTTTTTGCCATGTATTATGCTCCGAATACTACTGCGTATGCGATAGAGTTATTATCGACGTAATCTTTTCTTGCTACCTGATTGCCCTGTGTAGGCGATTCACCAATTACTGGGTTTTCAGTAAATGATATTGAGCCTGCTATAACACTAGCGTTAAAGTTGATATTTGCTCTAGAAGCAGTTAAACTTCCCGGTGAGCCTTGATCGTTTTCAACTGTAACACTTGTAGCTCTCAGTGTTCCTGGATTACTTGTACCAATATTTACGTTATCAATAGAGCCCCTCTGGGCACTTGTGATTTCAACTGTTCCAGCGATAACACTAATTCGATTAGTTCCATTAGATCTTAATCGAGCATCACCATCTACTATTAAATCTGAAAGAGTTCCTAATGTTTGTAAAGAAGAACCAGTCACTGTCGGCGATAAAACTGTACCGCCTGATGTAAACAACGGATTGTTATTAATGTTGATAGAGTTTGTATTAACTTGTGGGGCCGAGATGCTGTTCGTTAATGTGAGAGACGAGCCAGCAATGTTGCCGTTGCTATCAACAACAAAATTTGGGCTTTCAAACCCTGTTTTACTTTTAAATCTTTGAAATCCGACTGCCATTTTTTATCCTGTTCCAGTGTATTTATGTTAGTAGAAATTGGGTTACATTCTTCCAACTACTACTTCAATTACTCCGACTTCTTCATCGCTGTTATAATCTTCTAAAGCCTTACCTATAACGCTTCCAAGTTTTGGATCTGCGCTAGAAGTTGCTACGCCAGGTATGTCACTAGTTACTAATAAATCACCTTTTTCGATATTGCCTATAACATTACAAGGAACCCTTCCTTGTAAAGCAACATCACAAACAAATTTGTCATTATGTTCAGTATTCATTATGAACGCCGGATTTGTCGACACAACACCTGCTACTTTTCTATTTTCGTATCCCGATGCTTGTGTTACTTCGTATTCTCCTCCAAACATTAATACCATTCCTGGAGGATAAGCCGCGTCTGCTGAATATTTCTCAGCCAAGTCAGCCCATCTCGCACTTAGCGCAGTAGCATTCAATGTACTAGTATCTACATCAATAGTAACACCGGAGTTACCATACAATAAGTTCCCACTAATTGAAGATAGTCCACTAGCCATTGTAACTGGATAAATGCCTGAGGTGGTTGGATTAACAATGATAGTGCTTGCTGTTCCACCACCGCCGCCGCCGCCACCTGTAGAGCTAATTGTAACAGTGTCTGTTGCAGCATCAGTAGTTAGAGTAATATTTGCGCCCGCTACTAAATTTAATTGATCTTGTTCTCTGTCAGCAATTAAACTTCCTTGGCCTTGTACTGCTACTACACCGAAACTAGGTCCTGAGTTTGATGTAACTGTAGAAACCGTAGATTCGCCTCCACCACCTGAAGAGTTAATTGTTATTTCTTTCGTAGTAGGATCAGTTGTAATAGTTACATTACTGCCGCTTCTTAAAACAAGTACATCGTTCGGCTGTGTAGGCAATACATCAAATTCACCTGGTACAGTTATTCTTCCAAAGTAATTTAAGTCTTCGCCGTCAATTAAAGTTCCTTGCGGTAAATTTAAATTTCCATCTGTTAAAGATAAAGGTGTTGTACCAAAGAAAACTGTATCTGTTATGTATAAATTATTCCAACCCGAATTAGTTGATCCTAGATTGTATGTATCAGTAGTGCTAGGAACAATATGATTGTTTACACTGGTAAGAACAATACTAGAACCTCCAACACTTCCTGATCCCGAACCTGGATCAGGATCTGGTTGTGTGTCAGGTACAATAAATGATTTAGATATTGGAGGTACTGGAGTATTAATAGTTCCGCTATATGCTACATGATAAATTGCTTTTGCGCCATTAAACGCATCAATTTTTGTTGAAAGTCTAACACTAACATAACTGTCATTTACTGTAGCAGTAACATCAACAAGTTCATCATCGATAGCAACTCTTCCGTAGACCACACAGTTTGCTTCGTTGGGTCTTCCGACAACTAAGACTTGTAATACTTCTTTCTTGTTTGAATCAACTTCAACTGTGATAGTATATGTTGCGCTAGCAAAATCGCCTACAAACCATCTGTCAATTTCAGTTTCTTTAAAGACAGATGTCCATGGCCCTTTATATAAAAATTGGCCACCGTTTTTAAACAGCAACGTGTTATGTACACCACGTGAAAAGAATGTTGGAAAACTCATCTACAATAAATCCTTTATTATAGTGTATTTAACCGTTTTGTAGAAAATAAAAACCCCCGTAAAGGGGGCTTTTACTAGTTCTTAACACTGATTAATTTACCGTACTCGGGCAAATACAAGTATTCAATCTCGCTTCGAACTAATGTTTCAACAGCATCATCTAGTGTTTCAACTAGTGGATCACCACCTAAGTTAAAACTAGTGTTGAAAATAATTGGAATGCCTGTAGCATCATTGAAAGCCTTGATCAGATCATAATAGTGTGGGTTCTGATCGCGTTTGACTGTCTGAATTCTACAGGTTCCATCTACGTGAATAATTGAAGGAATCTTTTCCTCAATTCCGGGCTGACAATTGACAGCGTACATCATATGAGGAGTTTCATCCATACCGCGTAGATCAAACCATTCGTGGACATATTCATGTAGAATAGATCCAGCAAATGGACGGAAGTATTCTCTATGCTTGACCTTGTTGACATGATCTTTGCCATCAGGATCAGTTGGATCATAAAGAATACTTCTATTACCAAGGGCTCGTGGACCATTCTCGGAGCGTCCTTGGAAAATCGTTACAATATTTCTATCTTTTAGTAATGCCACTACATCTTCATTTGTAGCGTCTTTAACTTCAGCGTTATATTTTTCAACAACAGTATTAATATCACTATCACTGTAATCATATTTAGGACCTAAATATAACGTATCGAGTTTTTGAATTTCAGTGCTAGCATCCTGGGCATGCCAAAACATCAGTGCCGCGCCCATTGCTGTTCCAGCATCGTTAGAAACTGGTTCGACGTAAATTTCAATGCCTTCGTCTTTTAGTGCTTCAAGATAATGATAGTTAGCAACACAGTTAAGACCATAGCCGCCACTGATAACAACCTTTTTCTTCCCGCTCATTTTAACTGCTTTGCGAATTAATTCTACTACTTGGTCTTGTGTTTGTGTTTGAACAGCATACGCTAAGTCTCTACGACTCTGTAATAGTGTTACGTCCGAAGTAGGATCTTCTGGCCACTCATCTAATGCGTCATATAATCCATGATTAACACGACTGCTCGCCGGATACATAGGTATGATTACATTTCTATCACAGAATGATTGCTTACCATTTTTTGTAAACAACGACGGAATTTGATCATTAGGTTTACCGTATGGAAATAGTCCCATTGTTTTGCCAGCTTCGATTGAACTCCAACCGCAATACTCAGTAACGCCTTCATATGTTTTAACAATACCTGCTCTATCTGTAATCCACGCTTCGTGCGTTTCGCCAGTTTCTCCAAATTGATCACTTGAAAAGTCCGGAACATATTGAGCATTAATTGGTTCTTTAGTTCCGTAATGCTTATACAACGTTTTAAACTCTGACGGATAACCGCAATCAACAATAGATTCAACTTCCCAAACCCAAATAGGGCTCCGGTCATATGACATTTGAATGAAAGTTCCTGCTCCATCAACAATAAGACTTACAGCATCGTCAAACCCAGAACGATAAAAAGCACAAGCAGAATGTAACTTATGATGCATATAACTCAAATCAACTACTTGAGGATGATTATGAAGATCAACACCTTTGTTTTCGATTAGTCCTAGTTTACGTGCCAGTCCAGTATACACATCATCGCCTGTATAATCAACTCGGCCTGCAGTATCGCTAAGTGATTGTGTATGTGCTACAATAAGATAATCAATTTTATCTGTGTACTCTAAAATTTTAACCATCGAAGCATAAGGGCCACCGTCGTATTTTTGTCTTGTTAATCGTTCTTCCTCAATAGAAAATACAATTTCTCCATCTTTTAACAGACATACTCCACTGTTGTGTCCCCTAGCAATAGCGGCTATCCAGCCTGTTTTTTTATTACTCATTTTTGTTTTTTCCCCATAACAGTATTAATAACGTAGTCTTGTAATTCAGGTGTCATTGTCATAAGTCCTTCGTGTGCTCTGTCCACACGTTCGTCCATTGTAATTCTAATTGGTGAATACTCTCTTTCATCCTGTCCGAAATCAATAATACTAATACCAGGTGTATCAGGATAAGAAACATTTTCTGGATATGTTGACCCTAGTACAACAGTTGCTGGTGTATCTACAGTATAAGCAAGATGTTGTCCAAGACTATCACATCCTAAAAACTTATCAGCATACTTGATTACGGCGGCCCATTGTCTAATGTTTAAACCTTCAGGCGATGCTACATCATCTTTATATTTTTCACCTGATAAATCTAATTTAAACTCACTCATTAAAATTACAGCAAAGTTTTTATCTTGTAGTTTTCTAATCAATTGTTTAACATCTTTATATTCAATACTTCTAGATGTTGGATCTAAGAAAGTTTCGTCAACGTATTGAATTCCTCTACCAAAGGGCTGAAGTACGATTGCTTTTTCTTTTTTAAGTTTTTCTTTTACTTCGGTGACCATTTGCCTACCGATAACTAATTCTTCTTTGCTTAGTTTTAGTGTAGGCTTAGGTAAATCTCTTACACCTTTTTTATTGATTTCAATATCAAATGCTTGTGCTAAACTACATTTTTGATTATAGTATTCCCACACGCGATAAGGCTCAGTGTTGAAGATATCTCTGTTTCGAATTTTATCTTCAAATAAGTTTTTGTGCATTACATCATATGTGCGTTTATCTAGTGTAGGATGCCCTTTAAAAATTTCACTACCACCTTCACATACAATAATAAAGTCTTTATCACCCGACTCCTGTTCATATTTTTCTAATGCGGGTACGGAGCACAGCATACGTCCTGCGCCTCCATTTAGAAAAAATGCTTTTGATCTCTGTTCCATTTATACTCCAAGAAAATAGGTCCGACGCTAATATATATTTTAATATAATAGCATCAGACCTAATTCTGAGTCAAGAACTTATAGTAGTACTGGAATATCTGTATAGAAAGGAATTTTCCAATGTGGAATATCAGCATATCTTGTTGGGATAGATTCAACCCATTCCATATGCTCTGTTAATCGTCTACGATCTTCGTCTGTATAATCATTTTCTGGATTATCAAGGCTTGATTGGATAGATTGAGCCAATATTACAAAGTTCGCTAATGTTTCTTCTCTAGTATTAGCATGTTGTCTGTATTGAGGGCCGCTATATGTTCCATCTGTTGGATTATATTTCACTGAACCAAAATAACAAACTTGTCCGATAACACCAGCAGTATCATAATGATATTCAAATTGGAATGTTTCACCTTCTGCGTCAGTTAGTGTTTCATTAATATCTTCAATTTCTTCGTGTGAATAATTGTGTGTTAGATATGCTGCAACTACTAGATTATCTTCTGCTTTCATCTTAACAAAATAATGTCCTTCTTCGATTTGGACATCAAAGTTAAGTTCTTCTTCTGTTTCGCCAGTAGTTTCAACATTTCTTACGTTGTGTGTGCCGTTTTCAATACACAGGCACAACCATCTTGGTCCATCATACAAACAACTAACAGTATTGTTATCGTTTGTAGTATTTAGATACGGACCATCTGGCAATGTAAATGTAAATGCTTTTTTCATGTTCTATCCTCTACACTATTTAGTTTAACTTTCAATAAAGCGGATTCTAATTCCGCCGTGCCCGCCACGGATACCGTGATCTCGTACACCCGGACAAGGTGTTGGTGGAACGCCACCTGTTCCAATCGGAGTAAATGGCATACATCCTGACATGTTATAACAACCACATGATCTGTCTGAACGCCAGCAATAACTGAATGGAATTCCTCTGCTAGGTGATTTACTTAGCGATGCTACTGCGTTAACCATTTGTCTTCTTCCTTGACCCGACCAGTTTGAGTGTCTGTTATCGTTTTCTGTTCTATATGTAGCTAAACTTCCTGCTCCACAAGAATATAAATTAGATGGTGCAGCAATACTATAATAGGACTGACATGGACACATTGGATGACATCCAAAGAACCATGCGCAACTAACTGGGCCGCAACAATTATAATCGCCGCCATACGCACAACCGATCCAACCGCTACCATTAGCACAGTAGTTACATA